TTGGAACTAAGTTGTCTAAAAAGTTTACTGCGGCGTCCACACCTTGATCTGTAGAAGTTCTGTCCATCGCCCCAGAAACGTTCATTTCAAACTGCTTTTGGAAAGCAAGAACTTCGTTCAAGACCAGCACAGAAGAAATAATAGCGTCACGAGCGCGAGTAACCTGTTCAGTTTTGTAACCTTCTGCGTTTCCGCCAAACTCTGGTACTTTGGTAGCGTTGCGCTCAATAATTAAAGCTAAAGAACTAGCCATTGTTTTTAATCCCGCCAAAGCATCAGCATCGTTTTTAAGCAAGAAGCCGCCGGGTCTGATCCCCTCCACTTCTTTTTCCAAACGTTCTTGAACCTGCTTTAACACACGATCATCTTGAGACTTGTCTACCGTCAAAGAAAACAAACGGTTTGCCAAGGTTGTTAGATCTTTTTGTGCTTGAGAAAGGTTTTGTCCCTCTGGTCCGGTTCCTTCACCAATTCCAAATTCAGAAGCACCTTCAGAAAAAGCCTTGCTAACACCGGGAATCACACGAGAAGCCCCGATTGCCATCGAATAATCAACCTCTGGCTTAAACAGAGTTGGATTCGCACGATCAAACAAGGGGGACTTAAGATTTACTTTTCCATCGGGAGTCATAAGGCCCGGAGCTTTTTTAGACAGATCAATAGGTCCGTCGTCCGCGGGAACCGCTGCGGAAGCCGTGCCATCTGCATCTGGCGCAGGAGTGCCGCCTCCACCAAACAATTGGTTAAAGAACTCTGGGCTACCCGCTTGAATAGCCTTCTTGACCCGCGGCGCAAGGTCCGGAGACTTGCCTTGCACATATTTACCCAACGCAGAATCCCATGTTTCAGTAGGCTTCATGTAGTCTAGTATGGCTTGTTCAAAGGTGGTGGTGTTGTCTCCAAGTTCGCCATTGGCATACTGGTTAAGGCGCTCTGCATTAGTGATATACTTGATTTGAGAACTCTTTGCCTCGCTACCCAGCTTGACAACATCCATTGCTTCTCTTTCCAAAGCCAGTTTTTCAGCTTTGTATTGAGCATCTACCCCTGCAATAGCCCTGTTCAATGTAAGCTGTTCATCACCTTGCAACAACTGATGGTCTTTTTGCGCAGAAGAAATCATAAATTGAGCGTGTTGCAAAGCGCGAGCCGTGGCTTGTTCGTCAAGGCCCATTTGTTTCAAGTCTTTTTGCAACTCAGCATTAAATTCTGCTTGGCTCTCTTGGAAGCTGCGGTTCTTCGCACCTTCTCCGCGAGTTACCATGCGATTTAACGCGTTCTGTGCCGCCGTAAACGCCATCTGCTTTTCAGACGCAATGGTTTCATAACCCTGCATGGTGTTCATCTTGGCCATCTCAAACTCTTGACCCATCTCCATCTTTTCAAGATCAAGTGCGCTTTGCAGATTAAACATCGCAACAGAGTTACCAAGATTAGCGTCGGCTCTCAGACCGACTAATTTTTCTTGGAGTTTATTAGCGGCGTTTTGTAAGCGTTCTTGCAGTTTGCGATTAGCCGTGCCCTCTGCGGCAGTTGCACTTATCCTAAGATTAGCAATGCGCTCTTCATATTCCGCGGACTTTTCATTTAAAATCCCCTGCCTATCAAAGGCTGTTGTTGCAGCCGCGATTTGTGCTTCAAGTTGCTTATCAAGGCGTTGGTTGTCCGCTTCGATTTTTAACTCTTCCAAGGCCATGCGGCCTCCGCGCTCTTCTTGCGCCGCTAATGATTTTTCAGCGGAATCCAACGCGCTTAGTCTCATCTGTTGGTCTTGTTGGTCCTGTAAAGTACGCGCCGCGGCAACATCCTTACCAGCCTGTTGGAAGCCGCCCACAACATTAGAACGCGTTGCAGCGTTAGCTAATCTCTCTGCAACCGTATTGCCCTGCGTTTCTCCTGCAAAAGCCAAACCAAAGTTAGCAAGATTAAACATTGCATCTGAACGCGCACTCTGTTGCGCTCGCGCTAATCGCGCTGCACGTTCTTCAGGAGTGCCCAAGATGTCTTCACGCGCAGCGGTTGCTCTTGTGAGATATGGGTCTATTGCGGTTAATGAACTTCCCCCGCCCGGTTTTACTTCTCCAGCTTGCTGATAACCACGGACCTCTACGGGCCCACCCTGCCTAAAATTTTGGGGTGGTGTGTTTCCCGCCCCCTGCATCATTAAGCCGCCCAACCCTTGGTCCATGCCTTGGTCCATCTGCGTGTCGCCCGCAACCCTCTGCATCAACTCGCCAATGCCGCTGTCCATCGCCCCTTGCTCTGTCATCATAATGGCAGGCTGGGTCAAAGCCAAAACGGACTCTGGCGTCTGGGCCGCGTCCCGCTCTCCAACAAAGTTAGCAAGCTCCTGATACCGCGCTTCTATGGGAGCCGCATTGCCCCGAAGCGCGTCAATCGCAGTCTTAACGTCAGTGGCGGCATCAATGTTACCCATTGTGCGGGCCGCTACTTCTTCCCCAACAGCCTGCCCCTGCATTTCAGCTTGGGCCGTTGGTTCCGCAGGCGGCATCATGTCTTGCGGCATAGGCTGCGCTGGACCTCCCATCTGACGGAACAAAGGACGCTGCATTACTCCGCCCATTGCTTTACCCAATATCTTTTTCTGCACATCTTCAGGCAGTGATCTAAAACCTTCGTTCATTTAAAAAATCCCCGCTTGTTGTGCGCCACTGGCCGCGCCATATGCCCCTATACCCAAACCAACCGCTGTTTGGAAAGGATTAGCTGAAGGCATAGAAGAAACCTGCATTGTAGATGAACCCGTAGGCACTCCGCTATAAATATCAGACAAGAAACCATACTGTTGGAATGGTTGCGAATAATTCTGTAAGTTAGTCATCCGCAAGGCATCTATACCTGCCTGATCAATTCCGCGACCAAGACCTCCTGTAGTCATTAGCCTATCCAAATCGGAAGCACTCATGGTCTGACCCATTTGACCCAAGGTGCCGTAGTTCATGCCAAGACCTGCCATCTGACCGCCCAATCCTGCAATGCCTTGATTTGCAGACATACCTGTGCGAACAGCATCCATGCCCATACCCGTACCTGCTATGGCACCGCGGGCCGCGGCGTCTTCTGCGCCCATTCCCATCCGTCCGTAAACATCCGCGCCCGTAATACCAGCGGTTTCAGCGCCCATTCCAAGACGGGCTCCCGTTTCAGCGGCACCCATACCTAATTGCGCACCTTGGCCCGCAGCATCCATACGGTATCCTGTTCCGCGAGCCGCGGCGTCCATACCTAGTTGTGCTGCGGTTGTAGCCCCTGCACGATCCGCGTCTGCGGCACTCATACCTAGTTGCGCTCCAGACATAGCTCCTGCACGACGGGCATCTGCGGCACCCATTCCAAATTGCGTACCGCGAGTAGCAGCATCCATACCAAATTGACCACCACGTGCCGCCGCGTCCATGCCAAGACCCGCGCTGGTAGCGGCTCCCGCTCTTGCAGCATCTGCGGCACTCATACCAAATTGAGCCCCCGCAATGTCGCCACGCTGACCTAAACCTGCGGCATCCATACCTAATTGTGACCCACGCCCGTAAGCGTCCATGCCTAGCTGCGCCCCTTGCAAAGATCCTGTTTGTGCAAGCCCTTCTGCACCAAGCCCTAATTGACCACCGCTTCTGGCAGCATCAATGGAGGTGCCCGCCCCCGCTTGCCCTAAAGACCCTGTGCCCATTGCAGCGGACTGCCCTCGACCCATTTGGTTTTCAAAGGCAGTTTGTGCCCGCTGTGCGGCGCTTTCAAAGCCCGCTTGGCGCATATTTGTTGCAGCCCGCGTCTGTTGATCATAGATCTCTTCGTCTAACATAGCTTCGCGCAATTGACGTCGCGAACCAAATGCTCCCGCCGCGGCGGCATCTGCACCTATTTGAGAACGACGACGCTCGCCTGCTTCTCCAATGTCGTCTAGGGCTTGGCGGACCGCAGCGTCTTCGTATTGATTCATAAAAGCACCAATGCCAGAGGGGTCAAAGCCTCCTGTAGTGCCTGCCAGTTGGCCAATGCCTGATTCCGCAGCTTGTCTTCCAAAAGCGCCCGCGTCCGTTAAACTCTGTTGTGCCGCAAGAGTGGAAGCTCGCGCTCTATCCGCTGCCGTTTGTGCGCCTTGCTGGCCTGTTTGAGCTTCGCCCAACATACCCGCAGCGCCTGTGCTAGCAGCCTGTCTCGCAAAATCAGTGGTGCCGCCCAAAGCGGTTTGACCAGCTAAGGCCTCCGCACGGCTTTGATCAACAGCGCCCGCAATGCCCGCTTGTCCTTGGCCCGCTTGACCCGTTAATCCTGTTTGAGCCTGTCTTGCCGCAGCATCTAACGCAGCTTGGCCCCCTTGAGCTTCTGACAAACTCAAGTCTCCCGCCGCTCCAATACCTTGTTGGCCTGCTAAAGCCTCCGCAGCGCTTGTGCGGGTAGCACGGCCAATCTCGTTTCTAGCTAATCCCGCCTCTCCACGAAGACGAGTATCACCTCTAAGTGCAGCGTTACTTAAACCAGCTTGACCCGCCAAAGCTTGCGAAGCTAGAGCCTCACTGGCTCCGCCTGCAATAGCGCGTTGGGCATCTACTGCGCCTTGAATATCGCCACGTGTTGCGTCCGCAACGGCGCGACCGCCTGCTACAGCGTCTGCTAAACCAGCCTGTCCTGCACGTGCTTCGTCAAAAGCTGCCTGCTCTGCGCCTCTGAAACCACCCGCAGCTTCTCCCATTAACGCGGAGGCATCATCTAACCCTAACCCAGCTTGATCTAAAAACGGCTGATAAGCGCCAACGCCTTCACTTGCTAAATCAATGGCACGTTGTTCGTTTGCAGAAATGTCAGCGGTATCATATTCTGGCGGACCAAACAGTTGGTCTTGGGAAATGTTGCCAACATCCGCAACGTCTCGTCCTAAGCGTTCTGCGATAGCTTCGTCGTCTAAACCCTGATCCCGCAGGTTTTGCACGTTTTGACCAAAGATTTGATCTTGCACTAACCCCTGAGTATCGTCCAGCAAACCAAGGCGGTAGGCTTCAATCTCAGGATCTTGCCTGTTAATTACGGTTTGTGTTTGCGTAGCCATTAGGAAACCACCCCGCCTTCAAAAGCTTTCATTATATCATACATTTTATTAACTCCAGCCTTACGGCTACCGTCTCCCGCTCCGCGCACGGCACGTGCAGTCATAACAAACTCTCCATCTGACAGCATCGCAGGAATGTCGTCAGAAGTCTCTGTGCCGGGGCCCGCGATATACCCTTGACGGCGGGGGAACTCCATTTCACCACCTTTAGCAGCAAACTGCGTTCCAAACTCTATCTTGTCTTCCAATTTTTTTCTACGTGGCGCTATAATTGGTCCTGAACGGTAGCGTTCAGGATACATTTCCAGTAGCTCGCGGCTAGAATATGGATACGGGTCTGTCACATCATCCGCTTCAACTTCATCAAACCCACCAGCAAGTGCCAAGGCTCCCAGACCGCCTGCTATGGCTCTGCCCGTGTTTAAGCCGCCAGAATTAACGGCTGCTTGCGTAAGGACGGCTCGTGATGTTTCGGGAGCGGCGGCTAAAGATTCAAAGCCTGCTTGTTGAGCTACTTGATCTGCGGTTAGCTTTGGGTTCATAAACAAACCCTTCGCTTTGTCATAACCAGAACTGACGGCGGGCCCCGGATCTGCCAGAGTCTGTTGTAAATTACCTTCTAAGGTTACAGGAGGTCTGTTAACGGCAGCTTCTCCAAAGCGTCTTAATTCACCGGGCCTATAGGTTGAATCACCCTTAAACCCTGCGCTCAAGCTACCTTTCATCAAACTTGTTGTCGCCGCAGAAGTCAAACCGCCCGTTATTCCAGCTTTAAACGCGTCCTCGATGCTACCGCCTTGAATTAACGAACCAACGCCGCCTGCCAAAGCACCAGACAAAAACGGGCTCATACCCGGAAATAAGAAGGTAGTCGCTATCGGCAACAGAACAGGAGCGGCCTTCTTAAAGATGTCCTTAATTCCGCCAATCAAATCAAAGGCTTCTTCATACCCCGTCATCGGATTGACGTTCATCTCACCACTGCCAACCGTGTACTCTTGCATGTCACGGCCCGTCTGTTCAAACAGATCCCGCACCGTCTGAGCAACTTGAGGATTGTCCACCATGCCTTTTGGCAAAACCACCTCAGACTTAGTAGCGTGAATAACCTCTGTATCGCCGTTGCGGCCAAATTCATCTATGTTGGAGGCAAGAAAAGAACCGAGGCCCCGCTCTACTGGTCCGCCGTCCGCGAAGCCTCCAAAAGCGTTTTGAAAAACCATTCTGTTTTGTTGGCCCAGTTGCGCAATAGTAGGTCGGGATACGGCGGGTTGTGCTTGCATTCCCGCAAAGGGTTGGATTTGGTTTTCAAATTGGGGGGCTCCTATTTGCCCGTAAGAACTTCCGCCACCGCCCAAGTCAAACCTATCTTGTGCCATTTGCTTAACCTCTTCAACAAAAGGCTCTACTTTTTCCTGCACAACGCTCTGTGTCAGGTGTTGCCCCAACATGTTCTTTAAAGGTTCAAATACCTGATCACTTAAACCGCCGCCTAGACCGCCTAGACCGCCCTGCATTTGGGACAACCGTTGCTGATGAGCCATCATGGCTGCATTTTGCATCTGGTTTATGTGCTGTGGGAAGCGTCCATACATGTTATATCACCGTCTTTTATGACACTGTACCAGAAGTTTGTAAGAGTTTCTATGAAGAACTTACAGCGGCACGTGTGTCTACCCTTAACCAATTAGATCCATCACCAAACGCGACAACGGGGCTACCCGCTGCACCGTTTGAAACGTATATTAAAGTTCCTGTCTCTACCGCAGGTAATGAGGCCACTGTATAAGTAGGCAGTGGCATACCCACCGTATTGTTTGCGGCCGTAGCCGATTTAAGCCTTAGAACCGTATTGCTTTCGTATACAGTGCCCACCTCATCACCCGTTAAAGAAGATGCAGGAATCTCAATGAGTATAGGCTTTGCTATAGCAGGATTTGTCATCTGATTAGCAAATACAGAAAACGCACGAACCACCTCTGCCATATACTGTTGTGTATACTGGTTGGGTGGTACAGGAAAGAATGGTACTGGAGCTATAGACATTATCGTCTCCCGTCCGGTCTTATATCAACACGAGGGATGCCCAACCGCCACAATACGTCTGCGTCTGTTGACTGGACTTTAAACGTAAAGCTGCGCCCTCTTAATCTGGTCTGGTATTGGCTATTATACTGATCAACAGGTACATTAGAGGTTTTTGTAATAGTATCCGTATTAGTTGTTTGGACTACCTGACCGGGCGCGTTTTTAACGCTTAAAATAAAATCTACTGTAGTATTATCTACATTGGTTTCTCTAAAGTTAAGATCAGGAATTACTCTGGTGACAAAAGAAAATTGATTTCCGTCAGTAACCCCAAGATCACCCGACTCAATAAAGGATGTCATGGCTACACCATCTGCTTTAGCGCCCACTTCATGGTTAAACAGATAGTTATCGGTGCCTGTGCCCACAGGAAGCGAGGATATCCCACGATCAAGCCATGCGGTACGATCTAAAGTCCCTATGTACCAGATACCTTCTTGGTAGTTGTAGACTACATACTTATCATTCTCATTAGAACTTGCAGAGGGGTAGAACCACCACACTTCAGAGAATGATATGTTTGATCCCGCAACAACTTTATCAGACTGTGCAGCGTTAAAGTCGTCAAACACATGGTCACGAACCGTACAAGGTAGACGTTGCACAGCACCACTATAAGCGTAGAACTCCGCTCCACCCATCCAGTACACCGCATCATCTACCGCTACCGCAGCTTTAGGGCTGGCAATGCTTATGTTGCTAGAGATAAGATTAATACCAAAGGTAAATGGAGGCCCGATAAACTGCATTGCGTAGATAGCAACGTCAGTAAATACTAGGATTTGCTGCCTTGTTTCTACGGCTTGTACGATCTTTGAGCCAGAATCAATTCGTAGATCACCCGCAGTGTTTGTTGTGGTTGGAAACCAATCAATAGGGTTCTCTTGACTTGAGAACCTAATTAGCATGGGATCTTGAGTCTCATCACCTTTTGGAGCAGACGAACTTCCTCCTAAACCATCCGCACCAAAGGCAATCACATGCCTGTCACGATCTGATAAAAGTATTTGCGCTGCTTTCTGGGGCACAGATGTTGGCGTTCCCGTTAACGTAGAAAGCTCTATGCCCCGTGTAGTCACACCGTTTGTTTTATCCCAATAGAAGACCTGACCATTACGCTCGTTAAAGATAAGATCTTCGCCAAAGTTATCGTGAGACCAGATACGCAAGTTTGAAGCGGCAGTAGATGTACCTGTGGCCGGGGCCTCCCCCCAACCGTTATAGTTGTCTGCACTATCAGCATTGCCCAAGGTAAGAAATATGTTTGCGCCATTAGAATGTGTGGCAGGACTGGTGCCATCAGCACCGCGGGCAACAGTCAACGTATCACTTGCTACAGAGGATACTGTCATAAGTTCGCTGTCTACCAGAACAAGATCGTTAGTTGCAAAGTTTGAGCCTTGTCCTGTGGCTACATCTACCCCTGTCTCAGAGGCATCCAGATCCTCAGCTATGGTGGTTTGGAATGCACCGTTGTTCGTACCACCCCAAAGTCCAGCGCCCCAACCAGCGCCCTCAACAGAGGAGTTGAGACCTGTACCTATTTGGTAAGTGCCGACAGTACTACCGCCACCATTACCTGTATCACTTCCGTTAGCATTTACAGCCGTAGCGTTTAACCCCCCTGTAATAGTAATGCTGGAAATAGTGCTAACAGTACGCGCAGATACCTTGTACTCGGTGCCGTTTACAACCTCTGTAACCTGATACTCTTGATTTAATATGGCCGCCGTTATGTTGCCACCTAAAGATGCGGCCCCAGAGAAAGTTACAAAGTCATTTACAACACATCCGTGGTTTACATCTGTAACCGTGATAAGAGGCGATCCGTTTGTGGCAGCAAAAGTAACATCACCCGCAGAGGTGGTTAATCTAATAGGGGTAATGTCGTTATAATCAGTGCCCTGCTTGATGTAATACTTTTGCTCTGTTCCTACGCCCAGAAACCTTTCGCCATTGAGGGCAACCCATTCATGCAGCCCACGGCACAATCCAAGAAAAGCTTTGCCTGAGTTTTTTTCCCAGCCGTTAAGTTTTTCTGGATATCCAAACCTAAAGCGCACCTTATCACAATCTACCCATCCGTTCTCTTCAGAGTACGGGGTAATCTCTTTATTAATTCCAGCTTTAAATCTGAGGTCTGTATAGGGCATTAAGTATTTACCTCATAATGAATCACTATCAAGCATCCTGCGCCACCCGCGCCACTTGTGGGCGGAGAAGATATTGAGCCAGAACCCCCACCGCCCGCGCCATAGTTTCCACTTCCTGCGGTGCCGCCCGTGCTAAGACCGTTGCCCCCCTGAAAGCTTGGGGCGCTCGCATCAACACTATTTATCTTCCAAAGACTTCCAAACTCACTAGGCTCTGTGGGTGCCCCCGTTGCCTGTCCAGAGGTTGAGCTTCCGTCAACTCCACCAGAGCTTAAATTTGGAGAGCCTCCTCCCGTACAACCCGCTTGATTTCCCCCAATATTTAAAGCAGGACCATCTCCACCTTTATAATTATTTTCTCCACCAGAACCAGTTTGCCCCAAACCCTTTGTACACTGCCCAGAACCAACGCCTCCTGTACCACTACCTGCTGTGGTACTGCCTTCCCCTACTGGAGTTGTTGCAGTTGGAGTGGTGGACGCTTGACCTTGAAAGCGAGCAAACCCTCTAAAACCACCTGTTCCCGTAATCGTTGCCCCAGTGCCATCAGGATTAAATGTTACATCCCCGCCATTAAAACCAGAAATTTGACTTGTTCCAGAAGGCCTAGTAACGGCTTGAGCCGCTGTGGGAAAGCTTATTGCAGCGTTTGTAATAGAATCATCTTGGACGCTATAACGTCTAAATGCCGTTCCCCCCGCACCTCCACCAGAAGCTGGACCCTCTACTCCAGAACCTGAAAAAGCCGCGCCACCAGACCCGCCGCCACCAATCACATAAACATTATATTGAACGCAACTTGATTCCCCCGGTGACCATGAGGTTCCCGTATCGTAAAGGTAACTTCTACCTTTTTTCTTTAAGATTCTGTTTTTACTTCGATAATCTGAAAAAGAAGTAATTGCCCCAGAAGCTGGTAAATCATCAGGCACAGGATTTGTACCACCATTAAAATTTGCATTGAGGGATACAGCGCCAGACTGCCCATAATAATCACGCAACTCACTCATAGATATTGAGCCGCTTGCGTGACCAAAGTTATCTAGTGAGGTTATTGTCATGTAATAGTACCAAAGGCGGTTACGTCACCTGTAACAGTTAAGTTTCCACTAGAATCAATTCTCATTTTATTAACGCCGTTGTAGGCAAAAGTAAGATTGGTTCCGCTTGCAGTAACTGTCCAGTTCTGGGTTCCCCCAGAAACCGTAACCCCCGGAATAGTTACAGTGCCCGTAAAAGTAGGTGAAGCGGTTGGAGATTTTGCATTTAACTGCGTTTGGATAGCGGAGGTCACTCCATCTAAATAACCAAGCTCTGTATCCGTAACAGCGGAAACTGCGACTTTTCCACTAGCATTTGATATAACCGCACGACTTGCGGTGAGGTCGGCATCATCTATCGTAGTGGCCGCGCCAGTAATAGTAGTCTGTTTGCTATCTATTTGCGTCTGGATAGCAGACGTAACACCATCTAAATAACCAAGCTCTGTGTCAGTTACCGCAGATACTGCAACTTTTCCGCTTGCGTTAGATATAACTGCCCTACTCGCTGTAAGATCAGTGTCATCAATAGTGGTGGCAGCACCTGTGATAGTTGCCTGTTTACTATCAATTTGTGTTTGAATTGCAGACGTAACGCCATCAACGTAATTGAGTTCTGTCGTGGTGGCAGTAACCCCATCCATGATGTTAAGCTCTGCCGTTGTAGCAGTAACCCCGTCCATAATATTAAGTTCTGCCGTTGTAGCAGTAAGCCCATCTAGGATATCAAGCTCAGTCGTCGTTACGCCAGATACCGCAACCTTCCCGCTTGCATTAGATATAACTGCCCTACTCGCTGTAAGATCAGCGTCATCAATAGTGGTAGCGGCTCCTGTGATGGTTGCCTGTTTGCTATCAATTTGTGTTTGAATTGCAGACGTAACACCATCAACGTAATTAAGCTCCGCTGTAGTAGCAGTGACGCCATCCATAATATTAAGCTCTGCCGTTGTAGCAGTGACACCATCCATGATGTTAAGCTCTGCCGTTGAGGCAGTAAGTCCATCTAAGATATCAAGTTCAGTTGTCGTTACGCCTGAAACTGCAATATCTCCACCAGAGTCCGATATTAAGGCACGGCTTGCCGTTAGATCTGACATGCGAACCACGGCCTTGCCACCCATACCTGAGTGATTGGAGCAATAGTAGTATAACACCGCAGGGGCATCTTGCTCCAGCTTTACCTGCGTATAAGCACCCGCACTTCCCGGCGTTCCCGCAGTTGTAACTCCCGTGGTAAATGGGGCAGAGGGCGAGTTGTTATCATTGGTTGAAAACCGCAACGGATGGCTACTATTAGAAGCATCTGATTGATCAAATCTGTATGTGACAGAAGGCTTTAACTCCACCGTCTGTTGTAACGATCCATCAATATAGTATCTATTACCTGAACCGGGATTTGCCACTGTTACAATTACAGTCCCAAGAGGTTGCTTTGCGTCAATCTGGGTTTGGATTGCAGACGTAACACCGTCCACATAATTTAGCTCCGCAGCCGTAGCTGTGATAGATGTGCCCGCTATCTGTAGCGTGGTGGCGTTTACCTCGCCAGATGATCCGTAAATTACGGCTTTACTGTTAGCGATAGTGCCCGCCGCTGAACCATCCAGCAAGTTTAGCTCCGCACCAGAAGTGGTGACGCTAGTAGCACCAACATTAAATGGGCTGGATAAATCCGTTACGTTTTGCACCGCCGCAGTAAAGTCGGTTACTGCCGCACCAGAGCCTGCACCATCTGCAAGAACAATAGAACCTTTACCAACCTCAATCGTTACATTTGCACCAGAACCCTGTGTGATGATCAATTCAGCATCCGTAGAGTTCAGGATCATATATACTCTAGCTTTGTCGTTCTGATCCAGAGTTACTGTACATGTGCCTCCGGGCGACCCCGTAAACTTTATAGCCTTATAATGCCCATCTTCCGCAGAAGAAGGTTGTGCAGATAGAGTTAGGGTATATGTCGTTGAACTGAGAGCGATAGACTCAAAGCCGTTAGCCGCACGATCAAGGATTTGTAGGTTGACGTTTGTACTAGAGCCCCATGTACCCGCCTCGTCGCCTGTAGTTATTAGTTTAACGCCGTTTGCGTCTGTATATGTAGCCATCTGAGCGCCTATCCAAAAAGTTCAATTGCACTTAATATACTTTTTATTCCGTTTTTAAGCAACAAGCGTCCATTGTGGATCTTGTGCTGGTGTTACTGTAGCCCAATTTGGGTCTTGATCTGGCAGTATTAAACCGTAAACAGCCGCGCCCCCAATAAATACGGTTATTGAAACTCCCTCTACGGCCTCTCCTAGCTTCATTGTAACATCCTGTCCAGCAACACTGAACTGCCCAACATCTAAAGCTTCTGTGAATTTAGCGTTTGCATCAAAGCCCGTTAGAGAGAATGAACCTGCATCCAACGCAACACTAAACGCAAGCCCCAGAGTAACATCTTGTCCTGTAAGCGAGAACGACCCCGCATCTGTTGCAAGTGACCTTTGAGCTTTAAATGTTGCCGCTTGACCTGTAAGAGCAATAGATCCTTGATCTAATGCAACGCTGCCCTCGAACCTTGTAGTAAGGTCTTGCCCTGTAACTGCAAAGCTACCTGCCTCAAGGTTGGCAGTCTTTTTAAAGTTTATCGCTTGACCCGTAAGGGCAAAGGAACCGTGGTCTAGTACTTCGCTTATCTTTCTGTTTGCCGTGAAACCTGTCAGCGCAAAGCTTCCCGCCTCTGCGTTCATAGATTTTTTGAAGTTTAAGTTTTGTCCAGATACGGTAAAGCTACCGTGTGCCAACTCTTCACGCAATGCAATAGGCGTATCTACCGCTTGCCCTGTAACCGCGAATGATCCCTTGTCAGGCTGCTCTCTTAAAGCAATTACAGTGCCCGTATCCTGCCCTGTCAGTGCAAAGGAACCAAAGCCCAGAACTCTTGATACCTTGGTGTCCACATTCTGCATGGTGAGTGCGAATGATCCCTGATCCAGTATAACACTTACCTGCACATTAAAATCTATCGCCTGACCAGAGGCTACAAAGCTACCGTGATCCGCAGTCAACCGCATTGCTTTTTTAAGGTCAGATGTTTGCCCTGTTAGGTTGAAACCACCAGTTTCAAAGATTTCACCTACAAGGCCAAACGCAGCCTGACCTGTTACGGCAAAGCTGCCGTGATCTAGTATAGCACTTACATCTAGTGCAGGAGAGAAGGCCTGACCTGTAAGAGCAAAGGTTCCTGCTTCCGCACCGCCGGGAAGTCCAAAGCCTAAATCAAAAGTTGCTGCTTGTCCTGTTGCAGAGAAGCTGCCGTGATCCAGAACCTCATTAAGGCCAATTCCAATACTTTGCCCTGTTACAGAGAAAGAACCCACATCCATAGTGATGCGGTTTGTCACAAGAATATCTACAGCTTGTCCTGTAGACGCAAAACTACCTGTGCCAAACCCATCGCTAAGAGCTATGTTAGTCCCTGCCGTTTGTCCTGTTACAGAGAAAGAACCATGAGCAAAACTTTCAACGGTAGCTACGCTTCCAGAACCCGCTAACGGGGCACCTGCTATGGGGGCTTGTCCTAACATAGCAAGATGCTAACACTGTTTTTAGTTTGAGTCACCTTCATATCGACAGGTCCACATGGTCAAGCTATACTTCTTTCCCCCACGCAAAGGCAGAACCTTATGTCCATGTGTTACCATAGATGGAAACAAAATGCACTGTCCAACTTTTACATTCTTGTTTGTAAACTCTTGTCTGGGGAAAACAAGCTCCGCACCAGAGTAATTGTCGTTGAGCTTTACACTACCCGTGAACAAAGATGCGTCTGTATGCAACCCTAGTTCTGTCTGTGTTTCCATTGAATAACGCATAGTAAACGCATCTCGCAAGCCAAGGTACGCTTCTGGGTGCCAATGCCTCTCGCATATCTTACTAAGCTTATCAGCCCATTGTTCTGATATCTCGTCCCATAAGCCTAATTCTTTTAACCTTATCTCTTGCGCTGGAAACTTATCACCATCAAGCTCACCCCATCGACCAAGGCTTTCTGATGCTTCAATGTATCGTTGACATTGGGCCTCTGACATAAATTCAGCTACCAGTATTTCTGGTGCAACCTCTTCGTACTCAAGATCCTTATGGTATTCTGGAGATAATACCTCTGCCTCTTCTACATACCCAAATTTATCTGCAAGATTTTTAAATCTTACCTTTGCATCATCTCCACCGTTGCCGTGGTAGATACATGGGCAGCACATGCCGTTCGATAGTTGACCATTGATAATCTCAATGTCGTCATCACATTGAAAGATGTAGCCTTCGTAATCTAAATTAGCAGAAGCCGTAGATTGCCAATCAGAGGATAAAAATCTTTTTTGCATCCATAGTTGATCATCAGAGTCATTGGGCACTGCTTCACCCAGAAAATCTTTAAGAGTACCAACCTTACCAATGTAAGCACCGCTGTTAAGGTATTTATAAGGCGTTGATGTTACGGGAAACTGCGGCGACATTGCCGCATCAGGCCAACAATTCTTTTCCGCTGCGAATATGATATCCGCACCCATGTCTTCATATCTCTCTAGGATAGTAGGCAGCGTATCGTTTATGATGACATCATACCCATCCACAAACAGCACCACATCCCCATTGTGCAAGGATTCAAGATGATTGCGCACAAGGTTAATCTTTTGGCCCCCGCCTTGGGCTTCCATTGTGCCGCCCGCCCACTTTACGTTACGGCCTAGATTTAAGTAGGTTATCCCGTGCGCTTTTGCGGATTGCTCCAAAGCCCACATTTTACTTTGGTCTGTTCCAACTGTTAATACATGTACCTGCATTGATTCCCCCTCAATCGTGCTTGGTCTAACTTCTCTAGGTATCTGCTTAACCACCTCTGGTGTAAAGAAAAAGTTCGATTGAACTTTTAGTTTGGCAGGTACCCACTCATCTACAGGGATAATAGCATCCTTGTAGCCTTCTATCAATCTTTTGGCGGTTTCTGGTCTAATAGCGTAAGCATGACAATTATACCAATAGCCAAGAGTATTAAGACGGTATCCCAACCAAACGCTGTCATGCTCCTTTAGTAGAGTATCAACTGCGCTAGGATCAATACTTTCATAGACTGCATCCTCTTCAAGGATTATGCCATTGCGATTGGAAGCGGCTATCCTTTCCCAAACCCTGAGATGGCTAACAGCGCAACCAAACTCCGTAACTAACAAGGGCCTGTTAAGTATTGGATCACGCCACTGTGCATTCCTAGCACAACCTGTCTCTTTCTCTACCGTATTCCAGTCTTTACTCCGTGCGTCATAAGCAGAACCATGCAGAGAAATCTGATAGACTATTGCCACCTTGGGCCTTCAAACCACGCAACAAGGCTTTTTCTTGTGCCGCTCGTAATAGGCAAAACCCTATGCTGCAAATAGCTAGGGAAAACTAGAACAGTTCCCTTGAGACGGGATGAAGCATCTGGCGTTTGGCATTCCGCAAACTCGAACCCCCCGCCCTCATATTCACTTGGGTCTGAAAGCTGTACCGTAACGCTTAACTTTCTATCTCGCGCCTCGTTGCCATCCCAGTTTACATCAATATGCCAATCGTAATGACCACCTTTTTTAGCATGATATTCTGTAAATTGAAGGTCACAAATATTTTTTACTTGAACATGGAAGGCGTTTTCATTTGCCGCCTTAACATATGACCAAAGCATATCTTGAATTTCTACATTGCCAGTCAACCAAGATATATCGCTTGATCTTATGCTCATGTCTCCGTTGTTGAAGGTGGTGGCTGATTGAGATTTTACCCAAGAACTCTCTGCTAAAATCTTAGATACATCTTCATCAGAAAGACCACCAGACCACATTTGCCAATTTTGCCGCATTATTACCCCCTTGACCTCTATACCTTTGAGCTTTCAGCAATTGTTACAATATCCCTTCGCAGACTTGACTGCATAAACAGATCATAATTTTGCTCCAAGGTATTATTTTTTTCGTAGTTTTTTAAATCCGCGCACAGGAAAGATTTCTGCATCGCAGAAGATCCCCACAAAACTTTGTGTAGTGCAACGTCCTTAGAAAATTTTAAATACATAAGAGGCTCGCCCTTTTTGACCTCAAACTCATTATGAACGTAGGTTGCAACAGATAGCGCCCTAAACCAACGCCCAACATCATAGCTACCAGAAAACCCCCAAATATTTCCGTTATGCAAATAGGGCGGTGTAACCGTCAACATGCAGGGATTATCGGCAAAGCACAATAAAAAATGATTGTTTAACATTTGGCATATTGTTGTTGAAACTATTTCCTTACCGTCAGAAAACCCCACAGTAGGAGAACCTAAGTCTATTGACCCAACCAATGCAGAAGGCCTTGTTCCATTTCTAGGGCATATTCTTATATCAAATGGCGCTTTTAATACATAAGTGTTCTTGAAGGAGGCTGCGAAAGAGGGGCACTGTAAGAGGACTTTATTTTCTTCTGATATAAAGTTTTTAACGCTTGCGGCTAATGGCTGCAAAGAATTGGCCTGATAAGATAGCGGGCTATCTTCAAGAGTCCCATAATATAGATTTACCATAATTCCCCCAAGGTTTACTCAGGTAGTATAGGCCAATCTATTGACCTTGGAAAACCCTGTTGTTGAGGAACATTTAACAAATCAAGCCTATATTGCGCCCATTGCGCTCTTTTGCTGTCTGTTAATTCTTCCCACCTCAAAGCGTTAGATGCAATCTTATCAACGTTCTTTTTTAAAAGATAATCCCTTTTTTGCCTAGCATTAAGCGCCATATCTGCGGCTTCTCTTTCTTCATTTAAAACCCAGCTAGAATTTACCCAATCATAAAATTCATTTGGCCTTTCTGTAATTTCGATCCACCCAGATGGAAACGCCGCATATACATGATCAGGGAAATCTGCGCTATTGTCACCCGTATCAGAAACCCAATATCCAGCTTCTTCTTCAAAAAAATGTTTTCTAACCATTTGGCCCTCTTAATCTTATAGCTTCAAGCAGGTTACTAATAACCCATATTTATTTCCAGATGGGCTAGGATTAAGATTGAAGTGACCGTTGTAACCATAACTTTGAGAAGCCCTAAACATTTGAAAATATTTTGTTGAAGATATATTAATGTAGATCCTAGCCTCAGATTGCGAAGACGCATAATTGCTATCATCTGCATGAACCATGCGGCCATGATAATTAACACTATCCGTAACATTTTTTACCATCATTTGTGAGTTGTGACTGTCGGTAAACTCTACACTTACATCCAGATAATATTGACCCGCTGGCAAATAGAATTGATTGCTAGAAACACCGGATCCACTTATGTTATTGGAAAGTACGGTATTCAAGGGAAGGGATACCATCGTAGCACCGGGGCTGTATGCCAATGTCCCACTTGATTGTATATAGCCAAAGATTGAAACCTGACCCGTTCCCGCGGCCCCTGTAGGTCCAGTTGGGCCTGTCGAGCCAGTTGGACCTGTTGGACCTGTTGGACCAGTACCGCCAGTATTGCCCACTTCACCTTTTTGACCCTTTTGCCCTTGCGGTCCTGTTGGGCCTGTCGGGCCAGTAGGGCCCGTGTTCCCTACTTCACCTTTTTGACCCTTTTGTCCAGTTGGACCTGTTGGTCCAGTATTACCGACTTCACCTTTTTGACCCTTTTGCCCTTGCGGTCCTGTTGGGCCTGTTGGTCCTGTCGGGCCAGTAGCCCCTACTTCACCCTTTTGCCCTTTTTGTCCAGTTGGACCTGTTGGTCCAGTGCCGCCAGTATTACCGACTTCACCTTTTTGACCCTTTTGCCCTTGCGGTCCTGTTGGGCCTGTGCCGCCCGCTGGACCTTGTGCCCCCGTTGGGCCTGTTGGCCCAGTGTTTCCCGTTGGACCCGTAGCACCCGTTTGTCCCTTTTGACCCTTTTGTCCTTTCTGTCCTTGAGGGCCAGTTGGTCCCGTGCCACCCGTGCTTCCTGTAGGGCCTGTCGGTCCAGTTGGACCTGTACCACCAGTATTACCGACTTCCCCTTTCTGGCCCTTTTGACCCGTTGGACCTGTCGGACCTGTGCCGCCCGTTGGGCCAGTATTGCCAACCTCGCCCTTTTGGCCCTTTTGGCCAGTCGGACCCGTAGGGCCTGTACCACCTGTTGGGCCAGTTGGACCTGTTGAACCGACCTCGCCCTTCTGTCCTTTTTGACCCTGTGGACCATTGGGGCCTGTCGGACCGTTGGGGCCTGTCGGGCCAGTTGGTCCCGTGGGGCCAGTTGGTCCGGTCGGACCCTGCAATGCTGCATTAGCGATAGTCTGCTTTTCCCAAGCAGATGCGCTTACATCGTATACCGGAATAAGATCAGAGGAACCTGCATCTGTTCCCGTAGCAAAACCTGTAAGAGAAGATCCTACATTCGCGCTATCCGTAACGTCAGCATTGGTTTCTATGGTGTTTAACTTTGTACCATCCGTTGCGATATCGCGTCCATCAACCGTGCCCGTAACTGCCAAGTTACCCGTAACCGTGGCCCCAGAAGATGTTGCTGCAACCTTGGTAGACCCTGCGTTCTGCAAGATGTTCAGATCACTGGCTACCGCACTAATAAAGACAACAGCATTCCCCGCGAGGCTGATTGCATTATCTGAGTTTGAACTCTCTTGCACAGTCCTTGTAAGGGTTGTGCCAGAAGCGGTATATGTGCCAGTTCCTATTTCAAAGTTAGAGGTCTCTTCGATGACGTACTGTACTACGTCACCGTTACTAACCCCAGCATCCGCGAAACTCTGAAACCCCGTAGACGCACTGCCAAGTGTGATTGTGCCAGTACCCGTGGTACTGGTTGTCATCTTGGCTCTGT